TGGATGTGACAGGATTTGAACCTGCAACCTTTCGGGTAAGAGCCGAATACTCTGATCCAGTTGAGTTACACATCCATAAAAATTGTATCTAATATTGTCAACGAACTATAATCATCTTACCACACTTTATCCGCCCGTCAACAATCTTCTTAAAAAATGGTGGCTCAGGTCAGACTTGAACTGACAACACGAAGCTCTTCAGACTTCTGCTCTACATTGGAGCTACTGAGCCAATAAATCACGATGTATGGTTGGAATTGAACCAACGGCTATCTTTACAACCATTATCATATGAGTAATGGAAAATTTTACAACCTGACATAAGATTTTTGTGGGCTTATCCCATAGTCAGGTACTCTGCTCTAACCACTGAGCTACATACAATGTTTAAAATGGTGGGGTATGTAGGTAATGCGCCTACCGAGCCTTTCAGCGCCAGATTTACAGTCTGGACCATCTCTTTAATGGTATAATACCCCGAAAAATTATATAATGTATAATGAACAATGAAATTATTTAAATTTCTTAAGGCACTTTATGTTCATACTATTGCAATTTGATCAACTGCCTAACCCTTAATCAGCATATATCATACATCATATAAAACTATTGAAAGAGCTCCAGAGGAGGGTTTCGAACCCCCAACCCTGCGGTTAACTTTGGCCTTATGAGATTTGCACTCTCTATTAAATAATACTTTATGGCCCACAGCCGCATGCTCTACCATTGAGCTACTCTGGAATTGAAATCATTTACATACTCTACCTTTAGTATAACCGTTTGTCAAGTATGTTTGTAATTCTTCTTTTTTAATTTTAAGATTTTTATTTGTTGTAGAATGATATACCCAACAAGTTCCATATTGAGAATTTTTTGCACCGGATTGTGCTACTTTTAATTTTTCCCCAATTTTCTTTTTTGTATCATCTTTATGTTTTCTACCGGTCCAATGAAAACCATCTCGTTTCCATTTTTCTTTTAAAGATGATGATATTTTTTCTTTATACTTATCAAATAATCCGTGTTCTATCAAAAATTGTTTCATTTTATCTCCAGGTAATAAATTTTTTCCTCCGTGATTAATATCACCATTTTGTCCATATAAATTTTTACCAGATTCATTTATATATGAATATCCTCCACAACCACCTTCCATAATATTGTATGTATTATCTGATTCAATAAATAATTGATTTACTATTTCTTTTTCTTTAGCAAACATTTCTTCAGCGGTATCAAATATAAACAAAACTTCTTTTACAAAATTCGACTCTTCATATTTTTCCATTGCTCTTTTAAAAAGTTTACCGGACCCCATATAATTATCATATGGATTTTTTGTTTTATGCATTCCAATATAAACTTTGTTATTAACTTTATTGGTTGTCTTATATATTGTGTATTTGAAATCTAGGTTCGTGTCCATACTAATAAATATAGACACGAACTATCAAAATATATTTTATTTTGACGAAAGCTCCCCCAGAAGGACTCGCACCTTCACCGAACTGGGTAACAACCAGCCGTGCTACTTTGACACTACAGGGGAATTGAAATTAAAAATGTTTACTGGATTTCAACGAACGTTCCATTTACTAATCATAACCTCGTCAGATTATAACATTCAATGTCTATCAGTTTCAATACATTACTTACTACTTCAACTAGTGATTCAGATTCGAACTGAATGACTCCCGCTTATTCGTGCGGTTGTTTTACCAATTAAACTACGTTCGTTGCCTTCACCTAATGTATTTGAAAAAATGGCATCCACCGTAAGAATCGAACTTACCCAGTCGGATTTGGAGTCCAACTCGCCTAACCTTGGAACATTGGCGGATATTGAAATGGTAGCCTATGCCGGTGCTGCCCCGGCTACTCCTGAGTGAAAGTCAGGTGACTTAGCTGGTTGTCGAATAGGCCATTAAAATGGTGCTTCAGTGAGGATTCGAACCCCAAACTCAATGTTCGTAGCATTGCGTGATATATCCATTTTCACCACCGAAGCATAAATTGGGGTGATATACGAGTGCTGCCCTCGTTCCATGAGTTTCACAAACTCAAATGCTAACTGTTACACCAATATCACCATTACTATAAACTGGAGCCAAAGACAGGAATTGAACCTGCAACCTGAACTTTACAAAAGTCCTGCTCTGCCAATTGAGCTACTTTGGCGCAAAGTATTTTACATTTACTTATAACAATAACCTCAGTTATGTCATTATCGCCCTATGGGTTCTGTATTAGAGCATAACACCCACGGACCAATCAATTGATTTTCCCAGTCTTTACCTTTGGTTACTGGCGGTGGCTCAACAGATGGAGTTTCAAGCCTTCCACAATCTTCTCTAAGTCTATCACAACTTTAACAGTTGTCAACAAACTTTCTTTAAATTTTCTTCAATGAAATACTTTCGTCGTTCACTGTTTAACTACTTTACCACAACTTCAAAGAACGTCAACCCCAAAAACAAAAAACCGTCACTTTTTCTGTGACGGTTGATATTGTTTCGAAGTTGACCAAATTTGAGTCTATACAATATCACCGCCAACACATTCACAATTTGTAAATGTATCCCAGCGTTTAATATGTGTATACTGTACTCTCATTATGTTAATATATATCACTCAATTTAAAAAACATCAATAATTTTTACTAAAATTCTTTATAATTCTATACAAACTATAAATACAATACATCGTTAATACTGTTAAAGCACTAACCCCAAAACTCACTCCTATTGTAACTACCCAACCAATTATATTACGTTGTTCTTCACTCAATGTAAACATATCGCAAAATACATACTCAACCATTAATCATTAAACTTATTATATTAAATTAAAATTATAACCACTTATTACATCAATTCTATCTATATTAGTTATGCACAATTTTACATTAGATTACACAGACGGTCTCAAAATAGACAATAACTTTTATGACCCAGAATTTGCCGCAGGTAAAGAATCTCACTATATGGTAAAAGTTTATTTTTGTCACAAAAAAATAAAACGTAGCCTGCAAACACACCCAGACCAATTGGGCATAACCGCAACAATCGAAGAATTAGAATCCACATCAAACAAAACAATACTAACAGTAAACGATTGCAACCTGGGATGCTGGATACAACCAAGCTTTTCCAAATTCTTTGTGCCATATCACGTAGACATTTATTATAACACCGAATTGTATCAATCAGATACTTTAGACTGCAAATTCAAATTGGTCAACTTTACTCTACATCCAAAAGATGATAGAGAACTATACACCTGGATGAATGTTATAGAAAATTTCAAAAAACAAATGCAATGCGACATATCTATAAAAAATGATACAGTCGCCTCTACCACAGAATTCGACCACATCGCAGATGTAAAATATAAAACCAATGATGCAAATAAACAATATTACCTAGGTTTACACATCGGCAGATTTTATCAACCCAATAGCCAAAATCCAGACGTAAATTATCACCCAACTGGTTTACATAACAAAAATTCTCTGGATATCATCAACGATATACTATACTACTACACTACCATAATTTAATCATATGCACGATACAGTATTAATGATACTATCAGTTAGAAATATACAATCAGTAATAGATTGCAACCTGAGCCTGCCATGCGAAAAAATTTGGTTCAAAGGATACAAAGAATTCGAATTAGCACCCATCATCAATGACTTTGTTAATAACTCAAACTTCAAATACTACTTCATCACCTCAGACGACGCACTCATAAAAAAAGAAAACTTCATAAACCTACAACACCACCTACATTATCACAATATCGTCTCAGGCTGGTGTCTGTATAGACAAAACGCAAACCACACCACCATCGTAAAACCCAATAACTTTCATAACCTAATATTTAAACCAAACTTCACCACCAATCAATTCGTAAACAATATTCTACACCACACCTACAAAACTCACCAAGTCAACGCACTGCCAGATATCATAGAATCCGCATTCACAGGCTGGTGCTACACAGGCATGCACAAACACATATGGCAACAATATCCTTTCCAAACACTACAATGGCCATACAGTAGCTCAGACCTGCTTTTTAGCCACAGAGTATTCTCAGACAAAAAATATAAACAATACATAATAAAACAAGCACACGCCATCCACCTAAGCCACTTTTACCAAAAAAGCTACTTTGACCCTTCACAATGCTTCAATAATAAAGAAATAATCAAAACCTTCTGATTTGACTGTATGCCAACAATACACCCATCCGCCATCATAGATACCCACATCTCCAATATAGGAGAAAATACCAAAATATGGGCATTCTCCCATATATGCAAAAATACCACAATAGGATCCAACTGCATCATAGGCGAAGGCGTATACATAGGACCAAACGTTATCATAGGAAACAATTGCAAAATTCAAAACCATAGCCTCATCTACGAAGGACTAACCATCGAAGATAATGTATTCATCGGCCCAAACGTAATTACCACCAATGATATGTTTCCAAGAGCACAAGGCGATTGGACAGACAGATTCAGAAAAACTATAGTAAAACAAGGCGCAAGCATCTGCGCAAACTCCACCATCATCTGCGGCATAACCATAGGCGAATTGGCTATGATAGGCGCAGGTTCAGTCGTCACCAAAAATATCAAACCACACTACCTAGCCTACGGCAACCCAGCTCGACACGTTCGACACATCTAATAAAAATAATATGATATTTAATACCATATCCACATTTCTACAATCAAACCCAAACGCCACCATTCTGCAAATAGGCGGCAACGACGGCACTCAAGACGATTTTATAAAACCTATAATATCTCAATATCCCAATGCCACCCTACACACACTGGAACCCATACCACAATACTACAAAGAATTATGCAACACCTACAAAGATTATAAAAATGTACACTGCCACAACTACGCAATCACAAATACATCAGGCACAGAATTTATAAACTATATTCCCTACAACCACTCTATGCCAACTTGGCTAAAAGGTTGCTCCAGCTTCTTCACCAACAAAAATATCATAGACCCATATTGGCAAAATATCGTCAACAACCACGATGTAAACAATTACCTAAAAAATAACATAATCAAACTGCAAGTAAATACCCTAACCTTCAATCACTTTGTAACACAACACAATATCAATAACATAGACATTTTGGTAATAGACACAGAAGGATACGAATGCGAAATTCTAAAACAAATCAACCTCTCTCAATTTACCCCCCACATAATAATTCTAGAATTTCATAACCACTCTGACCAAGACAAAAATACAATCACCAATATCCTGAATTCAAATAACTACACATACAACATTTTGCCAATGGATATAGTCGCCACCAAATTAACCACATAAAACATATACTCTTTTTCCCCATAAAAAAATTACCCCCCTGTTTTTTTCACAAATTGTCCCAAAAACCCAAAAAATACCCCCCAAAAACCCCCTTTTTACCCCCACTTACATAAGCACTCAAACAAAAACACATATGTGTTTTTTCCCAAGTAAAAAACCTCCTTGTGTGTCATGGAGCTATCCGTGGGGGTGGCGCGGGGCTGCTTTGTATGTTCAGAACCACTTCGGTAGGGTGCTGCATACCCCCTCCCCCCTATTATAATAAAAAGAGGTAGGGAGCTATACCCCCTACCCCGTCAAGTTATTAAATAGGCTAAAAGTGACGTAGCCCCCCGTATGGGTACCCTATTAAGCCCACTCAGTGAAGTGGTTGGTTTTACCATTCCACTTGTAAGCCCAGCTGTAACTGGTCATTTTGAAACTGACACTATCACCATTGGGGATCATGCGTTTGGTGTAGATCTTGTTACCAACAACACTAGGATCAGGCACACACTCGCCTTGCATAGGTCCAGTGTAGTTGCGCTTTTGGCCAATACTAACGAGGTTGACGGTTTTATTCTTTACGTTGGTAACCTTGTAGTAGTCGATATTGGTTTGGTCATAACCCCAAGAGGTGACGTAGATATCACCGATATTGACAGTAGGCAGAGGTTTATTGACCTTGGTAACATCAGTAGCTTTGATGATGATAGTACCATAGTAGATGTTGCGATCAGTGGTACTACAATAGAGAGTACCATCACGTTTGACTTTCCAGACTTTTAGTTCAGTATTGGCAGGTACAACGGTGAGGTTATTGTAGTTACCATAGGCGAGCTGAGTGTTATTGGTGACGATATCGTTCTTTTTGATTTTATTAGCCATAGTGTAGTAGATTATTAAAGTTGTTGTTGTATTACCCCGAACAAATTACTGATAGTCCTCCATACAAGGCATTTCAAACCGATCCTCGTAAGCCATCTCTAAATAACGATCTTCGTTGAGAGCTTCTTCCCGATAGTCGGGAGTGTAGAGGTCAGAAAGTTCGTTTTGCGGATCAATCGTGTTGAAGTCAGCGTTCATTGTGGAAATATCCTACAGTACCCAGACCGAAACCTCAAGCACTTTCTTCAACTTTTTTTTGATTACTCAGCTTGGTGAATGCCCCAGTACTTGTCTTGACAGGGTTGGCAAGTGGCACTGATCTTATACTCTTTTGCACTAAGAGCGTCACGAAAGTATGTTGCTTGTTTACCACATTCAACACATTGATTACCGGCTTGTGCTAGTATGACACTACGGCCAAATAGCTTCATACTGAGGTTTTCTTTGAATTGTTCCATTGTACTCATAATATTACTTAGTGGCTAAATATTGATCAAAGTCATCTACATTGATATTAGTGATATTGATAGTGTATCCTTTATCAGTCATAGCTTTGTAGAAGGTGTACATATCACAATCTTCTTCCAGGTACATCATACCACCTTTAATTGGTGAATAGGCTGTAATCTTATTATAGATACCACTATCACGAACATCTTTGATAGGCACTTCTAACCAACTATGACCAGGATCATAAATACGATCATAGTTGCGGATCATAGTATCATTGGAATATCGTTGTGTAAGAGTCATATTATTATTATTTATTCGTTGTAATAATCCGAAGCTTCGTTTTGATTGTAGTCTTGAAAGTCATCTTCTCCACTACCATCACCAGGCCAACCAGCAGTGTCACTACTGACACTATCTTCATAAGCAATATCTTCTGGGTCCATATTATTATTACTTAGAGTTTAATTTCAAGAACACCCACACGATTTCCATTGATATCTTTGATAGGAGTACGAATAGGGCCAACTCCATCAAAAACACAATCCAACACTTTTTCCTTGACGTTTTTCATTATGCGAGTAACCGCCATCAGACGATTATCTTCAAACTCTGCATTGTCGGTATCAAACTCAATCGTGATCTTCATTGTGGAAATATCTTACAGGATTTTTAGAGAAAGTCAACAGTTATTTTTAACTACCCACGATTTACTTAATCGTAGCGACGAAGCTCATTCCATTGACCAAGCGAACAAAGTAGCACTCATTGCGGTCGCTGTTCCAGCCGCTGAAGGTGAAATCCTTGTTGTTGTAGGTCAGCACTCGGTTGACGAGCCGCTTAACATCATCCCAGCCGTTCGGCACGCTGAAGGTGAGGAACTCACGGTTGTCACCCGGTACGGCGGAATACTCAACCTTGATCTTGTTGGAAGCGATAGAAGCAACGTTCATTGTGGAAATATCCTACAGTACCCAACTCAAAACCTCAAGCACTTTCTTTAACTTTGTGCGTTAATGTTAACGTAATCAGCGCACTCTTTGGTCCCCTACCCTAGCTTGTTCAGCCGATCTGTAAAGACTCTACACTACCCAGTCAGGAAGTCAACAGTAAAGTGCAAAAAAATTGGGAGGGTGTGTTGACCCTCCCAATCAATCAAAGTGTCTGTATGAGGCCTATAGGGCGTTCTGGCTACCCTTTAGAAGACATCTATTCCGTCCAACGTAGCCTCAGCGCCATCGGGACTGCGACTGTACATCACATCACTTAGAGCAAACCAGGCACCTTCAGACCGTCGAGGACTGTTAGCAACATCATTCTCAAGGTTGATAACATATTCATCAGTCACTTTATTCCAACCAACTGATTGACACTGAAAATACTTACCATTAACACATACAATGTCATTGACACTCAGTGAACGCTTATTGGATTTGATAAACATTTCACATTCCATACCACTACCATGGTTCCACTCAGCAAATACACGTTCCAGATTGTCTTCCACAGACATATCATTAGTGGCAACATAAGAATAAGTGGCTTCGTCAGGATAGATAACGTGAATTAGGTTCTTTTTCATTACCCCAAAAGAATAAACCCTTGACCGTTCAAAGTCAAGGGTTTTTGTACTTTTTTTAAAGAATGATCAAGCAACAACCGGCTCAGTCACAACCTCAGCAGTCACAGTGGCGACAGCCTTGGTCTTGGCGAGATTGGCGAGGTTAGCCTTGTAGACCTTGGTATTGATGAAGATATTGGCAGGCTTGCCCTTCTTTCCAGTCTGGACATTACGAGGAAGCTTGGTATACTTGCCATTGGACAACCCACGAAGCACAGCAGCTCGGATGGTCACAAACTTGATATCAGGATTGAGAGTCTGAAGATCCTTGATAGTGAAACTCTTGTTGAGGATCAACTTGAGAGCCTTGGCAGGACGACCAACCTTGGAGGTCTTGGTGGAGGTGGAGTTCATATTCGAATCAGTGGAGACGTTGTTCATTACGTGTCTAATTTACCAGAGTTTGTGGAGAAAACAAGCTTTTTCTTCAACTTTTTTTGGATCAAACCACGATGTATTCGGTGCTAGGACGACCCTTACCTTCAGCCTTGACAGTGCCATTAGCCTTGATTACCCCATCCTTTTCCCACTGTTTAATGATAGGAAACAACACAGGTTGAGTCACTCCCAGTACAGTCATAAGAAACTTAGCTGTAAACTTAGTACCCTTATTGAGAGTCATATCCAGCTTAATCTTCTTACTAGCACCACGACGACCACGATTGCGAACACCAGTCTTAGCAGCCTCTTCCTTAGCTTCTGCTTGATTAGCAGACTTCTTTAGAAGTTCCTCGAAACGTTGTTCAGCTTGAGCTTCAGTCTTACAATCATACGCCGTCTTACCAAACTGGGCACTTCCAGGATATTGGATACGATCTTCCTTTTCTACAACACCACCAGGCAGAGGAGTTCCCTTTGCAATAAACTTGCCGAGAAACACTTCATAACTCTTGATAGTACCATCCATACGTTCACGACGATACATATACACGTTACCCTCTTTCTTGATCTGGATAAAAGTGTTGTTACCAACCAGATCACAGTTCTTCACGAATTTCTCAGGAATGTCTTTCATTGTTTAGATACTTTACCATGACCCCATCGGAAAGTCAAGCCCCACCCTCAAGTTTTTTCACTTTTCTTCTACTTTTATTCCTCTACTTTAATATATATAAGTAGAGGAAATTAAATAACTATGGACAACAATATAAACTATGATATAATAGAAAAAGCAATTTGTAAACGTGTGGCAATATATAAAGCAATAGATATGTTACCACCAATAGAAACAAAGGACTTATGGGAAGAAAACAAATATACAAATCAGAATCAGAACAACTTGAAGCTAGAAGAGAAAGACAGTTGCGTTACTATGAACGAAACAAAAAACGACTTAATAAACAACGACTTGAAAGATACTATGAATCCAAAGAGCGGGATATACAAGATAATCAACAATGTTAATGGCAAATATTATGTGGGTAGTTCACAAAATATAAAACGTAGATGGGAAAGACATAAAAGCAATTTGAAGAAAAACAAACATTGGAACAAACATCTTCAAAATGCTTACAACAAGTATGGTATAAATAACTTTGAATATATTATAGTTGAATCTGTATCTGATGTTAGTAAATTATTGGAAGTTGAACAAAGATATCTTGATGAATGTAAAAACAATCCGGACAACAACTATATGATTGCTTATGATGCCACAGCACCTATGCGTGGTAGAAAAGCTTATTGGAATATAAAAGGCAGGCCTGCGTGGAACAAAGGATTAAGAACAAATGTTCCAGCGTGGAATAGAGGATTGAAAACATCTGAGGAAACAAAATGTAAATTAAGAGAAAAAGCCAAACAACAATTCACAGATGAGTTCAGAAAAAAACACAGTGAATATTGTAAATCCAAAGAACATTCAAATAAGATTTCCCAAGGCAAAAAAGACAAAACGACATTTATATTTAAAAACGAAAAAACCGGTGAGATTTTCACCGGTTGTAAATATGATTGGTATATGAAATACTTTGGTAAGTGTCCGTGTAATTTCAATAGATTTATAACTGGAAATCAAAAATCTATACACGGTTGGATTTTAGTAAAATAACTTATTCCGAGCGCATGTCTCGGCTGCTGAGACTATAAGTATGTTCTTGATATTTACCCAATGATTGATTGAGTTCTGCATCCATACTAGGATCATATTCAGGCATAAATTCAGGATACTTGGATCGAATTTCATTATGAATATCTTCAAGCATACTAAGCTTTGATCTATATAGAGCCACTGCTTCAGCACTAGGAGCTGAAAGAGTATTTACATAGTGATTAAGCTCTTGTAGATACTTAGCATCTTCTGCTTGTTCTGCAACCAACTCAGGATTAATATCAGACATATTTATTATTATTTTAAATTAATTAAGGTCTCCCCAACTGTAATCATTGAAGTTGTACTTGTTCCTACTGCGCTTGTAAATCTTATCAGACTCAATGCGCTTGGTAACAGGCTTCAAATCGCCCCAGGTCTTACGAATCTTAATTTTAGTTTTCATTTTTATAATTTATCAGGAATTTTTCAGGAGTCAAGCATTTTCTTAGCCGCTTTCAGCGCTAATAATTATGCTTTTTATAAAACTACGATATTATTTTAATTTGGGAAAATGAAGATAACAAGTTTTCAGGATCTCACTCACATTACCATTGTGGTATAGCGATACGTTCCCTATAAGCAATTGGGAGTCGGACCCAATCTCTAGTATTATTATACCAGCGCATTAACCGAATGCTTTGCCTACGTGTCTATCTGTTGTCTTGTTATTGAATACTAGTAAGTGGACTTAAACCACTCATATTCTATAGAATGATCAGTTCTAACTAAGATGTCTATCTGATACTATTATTCAAAAAATTGGTTTGGTTGATGGCAGAGTCCCAACAATTTCCTCTGCTTTACATATACTTGAATTGGCTATAGCCTCATCAACCAGTTTGATGTTTACTATTGTGTAGATTGGTTACTACATCTTGACGGGGATTGACCGATTGCTTTAATTAAGCTAACAATAGATATTCAATCAAAATTATTAAAAGAACTAAAAAATTGTCCAGATTTCATTGTTGGCAGCAGGCCTGGTTCTCCATTTCCTCAGCGGCATCACCAGTCGCCCCATGCTCGGCATCTATTGACTAGCACTCTCTGAGTTAGCTGTCAGTTGATAGGTTGCAGTCGTATTCCTTCCGGTCCCATCAACTGAAAATATCTTACCATCACCCCACCCGAAAGTCAACCACTTTTTAGAAAATCTTTGGGGCTTTCTTTCTCATTTCATAGTCTTCCATAGAATTAACGACACTTTCATATCGTTCCCAGTCACTAACTCCACACTGACGCAAAAGTTGTAGAAATAACTGGTCATACTTGAATTTTTCGTATTCATATCGGCTAATCGTAATGGTTTCTTCATTCATAGCCTTCCATTCTTCCAACGTCATCATATTCATAGTGGTTAATACTTTACAGGATTTAGGTTGAGAAGTCAACCACTTTTTTTAATCTTTTCCAAGAATGGTTGCCTCGTAACCCTCAGTGCCAAAGATGTCATCGTAATCCTCTTGGGTTTTCTCCATCAAACTCTCCAACCTATCCCAAGTGGCATCAATCACATCTTTGTTAGCATTGACATCAAGATTTTCAGCCCATTCAGCGAGATTCTTGAAGGCAGTGACCAGATTCTTCTTGTCGTATTTGTATCTCATTTAATTTACTCTTTCAGTTTACCAGCTTTTTTTACAAAGTCAACCACTTTTTTTACTTTTCTTCAACCCGATAATGAAACTTGATCGCTTCGTTAACCAGGCAGTCATAACAACGAGTTGCAGCCCAGTTTGGGATGTAGTGGCATTGAACATTCGTGTCACCACATTGGGGACATTCCTCTTGCCAACTATCTTCCACTTCAACCTCGGCGTTATCGTTAGTGAAAATCTTCATTGTGGATATATCCTACACCAAGCATCAGCAGAAGTCAACGGCTTTTTTCAAGAACCTCCAAAGAAAGTATAAACTTCACCCGGCTTGATTTCAGTCAGCCTATCCAGTGAAGAAGGTATATTGTGGCTCTGTTGACTAATCAGCTTTAGTGCCTCTTCAGCATTTTCAGCAACTACCACAACTCCACCTCGCCATCCAAAATCACAATAATAAGTTTTCATCGTGGGTATTACTTATCTTTATTCAGAATATTAACATTATGAGTCTTAAACAAATAACCGCAAATCAGATACAATCCAAACAACTGCCAATAGCCAATAGGCTTAAAACCATACATTTCAGGCAATATACTATTATACACCCACATAATAATACCATTACCAACCAATACTCCAATCACATATCCAATCAACTTATAAATCGGGTTAGTCATATATTTTAGTTTATTTACAGAACCTCGTAGTTGTAACCACTAACACACCATCCAGTTGTATCACTAATAGCATCAGCAATCTCTGACTCAATATCAATAATACCATCAACCTCCACAATCATCTCACTCGGTAAATCCGAATTAAGCACAAACGTAGTGCTATCATCATCAATATCAGTATCGTAAACAATATCCGTAACTTTGATTTTCATCGTGGGTAATACTTTATCAGCTTTTTCTAAAATGTCAACAACTTTTTTTGATTACCCCGATTACTTACGTCTCAACCTCATCCTCAGCATCCTCGGGCCAATACCGACCCAATCCCTCCCTCAACTCAATACCATCATCACTTTCCCAATCATACTCCTCTGAACTAATAATACGACCCTCCCTAATAGTCTCACTACCCAAGAAAGCACCACCCTCATCAGCATATTCGTGATAAAAATCCAATGTAGGATAATCATTTGACACCCACATCCACAAAGCAGTAACAGGACTCCAGGCAGTCTCATAATAGATAGTAGCACTAAAATTATCACCATCCTCATTGATACTCCACTCCGTAACATCATAAGCATTCCACTTGGTTCCCCAGTGAAAAATACACCAGTCATACCAATTATCATATCCATACTTGGCAACCAACTCACTAGATTGAGCCTGGGTAATACCAAGACCCATAGGACGTTCCTTCTCAAACTCACTCAACTTACCTTCATCCTTACGCTTATTCCAATCAGCCCACATCTCGTCAATCTGTTCTTGAGTCACAATACGAGTAGGACTACTAGTACCACGAAGTTCATCCGGAATAGGAAGAACCTTGTTGAAATCAATATCACCATCAGTACCCTTGATCTGTGCCACAAAACGAAGCACATCATCCTTCGGACCAGTCACAGTGAAGTTATTAGCAGTATGATTAGGCATATCTTTATTTTATTTACAGAACTAGTTTACCAGCTTTTTTCAAGAAGTCAACAACTTTTTTTGATTACTCACCGTGATCATATCCAAGCTGGACCCGCTTGCCAATGTCCTTGTATCCAGCCACACTACGTCCACACATAAACATCATATCCACAGCAGGCGGAATAGTCACTCCATTATCACGAAGTGCCTGTACATAAACCCACTCCATCAACCGACCTTGCTTAGTACCAATCTTGATTTCCGCCTGGTTCAACATATCAACCAAACGATTCTGAATATCATTAAACGTCATATCTTTATTTTTAGTTTATTATTTAGTAACCAACTTACACGCTTGGTGAGTACGTTCAATAGCACTCACAATATCACTAGCACTAACCTTACCCTCACCATCTTGCCAAACAATATGTCCAACCAAAGCACCAACCAAACAATTCAACATAAGTCCCTGGTCAACTTCATACTTGTCAAGACGGATGTTCATCAACCGCTTCTCAATCTCTCTAATTTCAGGATTCATTGTGGAAATATCCTACCAGACTTTCAGAAAATGTCAAGCCCCAATCAGACTTTCTTTCTCGGAATAGTTCACACCCTCCTTTGGGGTCCAGTAGAGATCTCGTTCGATCTTCAGTCCAAACGGACCCCGAATCGACTCCAGAGCCTCCAGAGTCTCAATACCACCCCACTCCACACATCCCATACCCAGATCGGCGTACCCATACAGAATACCATCCTCCATTCCGGTAATCAACCAGGTAGCCCGTCCCCACGGAGTAAAGAGCTTGCAGATCGGGGTTTCGTTGTCGTAGCCAGCCTCGTTCAGCTTGGCGGTCAGTTCAGCAGTCAGTAGCTTCATCGTGGAAATAGATTACCACAACCAACCCCAAAGTCAACACCTTTTTTAGCTTATTCAGGCTTTTGCGGGAAATTGATGTCGGTAATCCAACCAAGGCTGCAAATACCTAAAATAAACATAGCATCCCCAACCAACGTGCCATTGAACACAAATGCAGACCCAAACATCAAAATTGATGGGGTAAACACCTTAACAAGAGCTGCGGTAACCAAAATCCAATACTTGAGTTTGTTCATCTTCATTAGAGTACCACAGCCAACCCAGAAGTCAAGCCCCCATTCTTTTTTGCACTTTTAGCTTGTGGTCTGCGCCAGGTCTGGTACAGTATACACAAGATCGGCTGACAGCCAGGGTAGGGGACCAAGGGCTACCCAAATTGCGTTATAACGTTAGCGTTACAGAATCGTTTATAGGCGATCTTGATTTCCCAAGCCATATCTACGCTGCAGCCTCTCAATCAAACCATCACCTAGCAGCCTTTCTGCGCAACCAAAGAGGCTGGAAGATTGCTCCTCCAGCCTCAATACAATGAACACCAACCAATCGTTTTTGTTTTTGTGGATGTAGATGTACGATAACACCTACGAAGATCAAACCATATGTTGTAGTGGATGAAATTCAATTTTTTTCCGTACATACGTACACTTACTTAAGTCTACTGGTTCTATAATAAAAAGTTCATTATTATATTTAACCAAACAATAGTTGTACCTAAATGTCTGGTTATCATTAAACAACAACGATCCAAACATATCTTTGATCGTAGATACATCAGGTACATCAAACACCTGACGCAAATGATCAAAACTTTGTCGAACACGATCCACACTAGATGGATACTTTACTGCAAGTACTTTAGTCATAAATTTATATATTAAGCAATACGAACACTATAAGTCAAATCACCATCATTAAGACATTCCAAGTTATTAAGCTTAGACTGTACACGTTTACAAGCATCTTCCTCAATAGTCCCAGCTGCGAACATCACCTTTTGAATTACTGGAGTTTTACCTTCGGCTCTGTGGCAACGTCCTAAAGCCTGAAGAAGATTAATAGCACTGTAACTAGGACTAATAATACTACCACGTGGATGATTACCAATCAAATCGTGCAAACTAACTCCTGCATTACCAGCAGCTAAATTAGCAATCATAATTCGTTTGTCATCACTCTGAAACAATTCAATGTCCTTTTGTCTAACCTTATCAGATTGTCCCCCAACAATCCTAGCAATAGTACCATCAAACTTCCTATTCTTAGCCAATTGTTTCTCAATAGCCTCAACAGTGTCAGTGAAATTCACAAACACCACAGGACTGATACCCTCATCATACCAATCTTCAATCATTTCAACCATAGTGGGTACCTTCAACAATTCAGCCATACGACGAGCTTTAGTCATAATAGCAAAGTGATGTTGACTATAATTGACACTGGATTCCTCCAAAGCAGCCAATTCAGACTCCATTTGAAGATATACCTTGTTGATCTTATCAGTATTGGTACCCATATCAAAACATTCAGCCATCACGTGATTGTCAGGAAAGATCTTGTCAAACATCTTTCGGGTCATACGGCTACTAACCTTATACAGATTAAATAGCTTATCGTGAATGTTAGACATAGCCTCTACAGTCTTTTGACTCTGTAGATCAATCTGAAATCCACCATATCGTCCAACATAAGCACCACTATCAGTGATAAACTGACGATAACTAGTAAGATTGTGAAGAGTAGTAGCAAAACCAAACGCTTTCATCTCCAACGGATTGGTAGCGCTAGTAGCACTAAGCAACAATGACTTATAACCATCCATCTTCAACTTAATAAGAAAATCACTATTCTTGCTGGTACTAGACTTACACTTATGTACTTCATCCAGAATAACCAAACTATTCTTGGGGAAGTTAATAGTATAATCACTAGGAAGATTATCCTTACCATCTTTAAATGATAAATGTTCAGTGTTACCCCGAATCAATTTCTCATAGTTAATCAAACAATGAGCCTTAATACCAAAATAACTCAAGACCGTGGTCCAAGCAGGCATCATAATCTTGGGACACACAATAACCACTGGACTATTAAGATTCTTAGCAATCCAAGCAGCCACATAAGTCTTGCCAGTACCAGTCTCACTCTGATCACAAGCAACACCATTGATATACAAACTGTTAAGCATATTAACAGCGTGCTCCCGTTGGGGAGGAAGTAGAAGTTCAACGTTCATTGTGTAAATAGATTATCACGACCCCCTAGAAACCTCAAGCACTTTTTTGAATTATTTTTCAGTGTCGCTGCCATCACGGATCTTGAATTCAACCGGAGCACGAGCAGCCAACACCACCTTGACCACATTGTCACTCAATGTCTTCACAAATGCTACACACAGTGAATAACCCAACACAATTAATATAATAAACATAATATAATTGGGTACACTCTCGGTAATAGTCTTAAACAATACAGTCAAATCAGTATTCATCTTATATAACAAGTATAGGGGATATACCCCCATTTGTCAAGCAACAACCGCTTTTTTCTCAATCTCACTCAGTTTATCAGCGGGTATTTCACTGATAATCTGTTTACTATACTTGGGAAGCTTCTTGAACGCTATAGTCAACTGTTTAGGACTAAGAGTACGACCCTTGTTGATTTGTTCAGCAAATGAGCTAAGAATAAAAGCATCAGTACCATTGAAACCCACACCATTGTTGTGTCCCGTGGTCTGAGCAGCCTGTTCATCGGACGTTTGACGTTCCCACAGCTTCACGATGGCTCGTTGAGCCCAAGCGGGATTGGTTGAGAGTTGAACCTTGACGTACTCGGTAACAGCGGAGGAAATCTTCATCGTGGAAACAGTATAGACCAACCTGGTCCAAAGTCAACTGTTTTTTGCAACTTTCTGCAACTTTCTACGTTATCGTTAAAATTTTAAATTACCCCCAGGTACCCTACCCTGGCTCCCTTCAGCCGATCTGGAACCTACTTTACCAGATCAGCCAGGAAAGTCAACAACTTTCTTGAGGGTTTCAAAGGATCACCCACAACCTTTCTTGTTTATAAATTAACCACAAACTGTCTGGGTCAACTCCCTCCATCCCAACGTGTTATTCACATTACGATAGGACCACTTACCATTGTCAAACAAGTACTGATAATCAGCCCAACTGTTACTAGCACTATCCTCAAACTCACCCAGATCCTCAAACACAATAGCCTCCTGATCCTTCTCACCACGTTCACGACCATAAGCAACACACACTCCCTTTTGAGGTTCAGCAAAAGTGTGAGACTCAGTAGGATTCACATTCTCACACAACTGACTCAGATTACCCAACTTCAATAGTTCATTGACAATATCAGAAGTAGTGTAGTGATTCAAAAGAATCTTACCCACATACTCAGGATAAGAATCCCAATGAACATAGATAACGGTAATAGAACCGTCTTCATTCACGATACCAATATTTCCACGGGTAGCCATATATTTTATAATTTTTGTTTCCGTTTCAACTTACGGATAAGATTGTACACCGTACTTTGCGCAGAGTCAAACTTTTTTGCGATGTTTTTTACGGACTCTCCATTACGTACCAAACTAATCAATTCGTCTTGATCAACCTTTTGTTTATCTTTGTTATATTCTTCTCTTGTTAAGAATAACTTTTCACCATATTTATCTTGTAGTCTTTCAGCTATGTCTAATATAGTTGATGGGTCTTTACCCAAAATCTTTCCAATCTGAGCAATGCTTTTCTTTTCTTTTAATAACTTATAGATATAATCAGAGTCTAACTCAGGTCTTGATATATTTTCTACTACTTTACTTTTCTCTAATATTTTGTCATATAACAATTCAAACTTTTTTCTTGAATCTTCTGAATGTAAAGATGTATGACAATTAGCACAAAGTAAAATACACTTATCAAGTTCTTGTTTAATAATCGGCCACGGAACGTGAGCCGTAATTTTACTCATTTCAAATTCTTTTTGAGTAGGATCTGTATGATGAAAATGTAATTTAAATATGTCAGTTTCCCCACATCTATTACATTCACCTCCCAAATCATTATAGGCTCTTAATCTCTTTGCCCATCTACATACAAACTTATCTGGTCTTTTAATACTCATAATATAATTATCCTTTCAGATAATATATATTATGGTCATTGAGATTAATTCAATTTATTTCCATCCCAATGACAATATGTTATTTACTTAACCGCCAATTGTACCGCCTCCATAGCATCATTCATATCCCACGTATGATACAAAAACTTAGCATTATCACCCACACCAACATAACTACGCCAAGCATTTCTATCACTCTTGCTATCATTAGGCTTATATATAAACCCAACAATCTCACCATTAATCGTTCCACTATACAAATTGGGAAGACTTTGATTCACAACCCGCTTAAACGTTACCTTATTCATTGTTTTAATACTTTATCAGCTTTTTCTAAAATGTCAAGCCCCAAAAATCAACTTTCCAACCACAACCACCAGATTCACAGCAGCGACCAACATCGCAAACGCAATCCAGCCCATAATCAGCATCAACGCCGTATCAAGATCGTTCTTCATCGTGGACAATAGTCTACCAGAGAATTCCTGGCTGTCAAGCCTCAATCCGCACATCCCTACCATCCACAAACCGATAGTTGACCGGATCCTCGCTCTCAGTGGCTCGACCATCCGTAGGCACCCACCAGCGCATCCGCAACGCCATCATCGATCCAAACGCTTCCTCCGCCGTAGCGAACCGCAGAGCGTTCGTTGACCATTGACCATCCACTAGCACCTCGGGCTTAAATGACTTGTTTTTCATCACGGACAATAGTCTATCAGGAATCCCCAGATTGTCAAGCCCTACCCACACTTTACACTTTTTTTAAAATAAAGCTTGAGGTCTGCGCCAGAGCTGGTAGACTAGCTCCACAATAAGACATAGGACAGTGTGAGGCCGACCCTAGGGCGCCGAGAGTTGGGGACCGGCGCCTACCCAAATTACTTTATCGCTAACGCACTTTTTCGCAAATAAAACTTGACTTTGCCGACGATTCGTGGTAAAATTAATTACACCCCCCCTGCGTGCATACCGTTACCGTTAACGCACTTTTTCAAAGAAAAGGCTTGAGGTTTGACTGGCTCTGTGGTAAAGTATTTACAAGATCGGCTGACAAAGCTAGGGTAGGGCACCGGAGGCTGCGTGCGTTACGTTAACGCTAACGTGATAAATTAGTGATATGTCACTGGTTTATCACTTATTGCTGTTTATTCCCCCATTGATACTATTAATAAACGTTATGTATATACATAATGCTATTACTATTATATACCATTAACGTTAGTGTTTGACGTACCCCGACTATTGTGTTATAATTATTTATAAATAAGCCTCAGTACCCCCCAATATTATCATAACACACTTTTTGGTGTTGTCAAACGTCTTAGCTTAATATATTTTGCGACTGCATCCTGTGGAACAAGTAGAGTCACTTATGATATGGCAATGTAGTAGATGATCTTATGACAAAACTAAATAACTTGACAAAAGCGTGATGGATGTTGTCAAGTGCTAAATTTGATGTGGGTAAACGAGACGAAACAAAAATAGCAATAACCGCAAGCACCATATACACATATGTTGCGCCACTATAAAAAAAGCACATAAGCGCTACGAAAACGTGATATAGTGCTTATTATGCTTATAAATGTTACAATTAAGCGCTTAATTAATTAACATATATACAAATGTGTATGTTTGTTGTAATATCGTGTATTGGTGGCAATACAACGCTGTTGAGCAAAAATGTCAATAGTAGTGAATAGTTGAATAAAGGGAGGTTATGGGAGAAATAGTATTTGACAAGCGATTAGTGGTGTATTGTGGTGAGGTGATGAGGTGGTGTGTATGTTTATGAGGGTGGGTGGTGTTGTGAACTTAAAAAAGCGAGGGGGGGAGGTAAAATGAGGGGGGGGCTATGTGAAAAACCCCTCTTGGTATAGAGGGGGAATACTTGTAGGAGATAAAGGTTGATGAGTGTTTATTTGTATATCAATATGTTGCGTACTGTGCCAGGTGACCATTTTTTACCTGTTCTGGTTGGTATGTTATTATTATTTAAATAGTCTGCGATACTTTGCAGAGTAGTGAATCCATTATTTTTTAGATTATGCATAACAGGCACCAGTTTGTTTTTAAAGTCTTGTTTGGCTTTAGCTGCGCCTATGTTCATTGCTTTAACTGATTTCTCTGGATTTGGTCCGCCGAGTTTGACACCACGATGTTTTGCACGTTGAATACCTTTTTTGGTTAATTCTGATATAGAGATGTTTCTGGGCTTTATGTTATGAACTTTATCGTGACAAGGTTGGCAGAGAGGTATGGTATTTTTACCTCCGAGTGATTCTGGAACTACGTGGTGATATACTATATTGGTAGTACTATAGCATTCGAAGCAATTATTATTGGTGTGTATAGGTAAAATCATAATATGATATATTGTACTATATGGATGTATATTAGTCAATAGATTTTAGTGTATAGTCTGTATTATTATGTATATCTTTATAAATACCTCGCGCAAATATATGGTGGGGGGTGCTTTACAAGTTGGAGAGTATGTGGTATGATGGTGATATATGGCGAATGAAACTAAGAAGCTCAATGGGTACAGGTTAAAGAACAAGTATGATGAATATTTTAGGGGATGTGGTATAGACATTGGGTGTGGTGGTGATGTTTTGAGTAAGATGATATTTAAGAATATTGATAGTGTAGTTGTTTATGATAAGCAGTTTGATGTTAGCAATGATGCTATGTATTGTGGTAATATAGGTGATGGTGTGTTTGATTTTGTGTATAGTTCACATTGTTTGGAGCATATGGACAATCCGTATGAGGCGTTTAGCAATTGGTTGAGGATATGTAAGGTGGGTGGATATGTGATAGTTGCGATACCGCATGAGATTTTTTATGAAAAGTGTAAATGGCCATCTGTGTATAATGGTGATCATAAGACTAGTTGGACATTGGAATTTGCGTCTAATTTACCCAAGTCAATTAATGTGATAGATTTTTTGAAGCATTTTGATGATGATATTGAGTTAATTAGGTGTAATAGTATAGTTAGCGATTTTGATTTTAATAGATTTGATGAAGATCAAACTAGAGCAGATGCTATTTGTCAGATAGAATTTGTAGTGCGTAAGAAGTAAATAGTAATACCCCGCGCAAATATGGGGAGGGGGGGCTGGTTGATTAAGCGGGTATATGGAGGGGGGGGGGCTTATTGTATTTAAATTTGGTTTAATCTTGACAAACTCTAGTGAAGTGGTGTAATATGGTTAGTATATGGCAAACATTGAAGTATTTACTAAGTATCCGGTGATCAACAATGATTGGGTGTTACATAAGAATCCCGATGATATTAAGATACCAGAGTTATGGGGTAGAAGTTTGGGTAGTGATATGATGGCACATTGTTTGGATGTTGGCAATGTAATTGATGTGGTAAAGAATGAGATAACCAAGTTTAACGATGTGTATGAGTATTATATGAGGAGGGGGTATATGAAGCGTAATGCTTTTATGAGGTATCCTGGCAATCAATTTATGACAGATCGTGTTAAGGAAGCTATATGGAAGGCATATAACATAGATCCTTGGAACAGGCAGTTTCCGTATTTTGTGGAGGATACAACTAGTGATTATTATAATAGTAGTGATAATAAGATACGATATGGATATTGGGTAGTATATAGAGATAAAGTGGTAAGTAGTAGCAGTAACTATATGGTTAGTATAATTAATAATATTGTACCGCTGATGATTTTGACTACTACATCTATAGAGGGAGTTAGTGTGGCTTGTTTGGATATAGTGGAGGCATAATATATGAATATTGATAATAAGAGTCATAATGAATATCCCGTGACAAATACACAGTGGAAGGTTATTGACTATAGTTTGAGTGGTTATTTGGATAGTTTGAAGTTGGAGGGTCGGGGTTATAAATTACATAAACATAGATTTATGGGTATAAGTCAATCATATTTGAGGTTCAGGTATAAAAGTGCTAAAAATGTGATGAATGAGGATGCATTAGTGAGAATGGATCCATGGCATAGAGTATTTAAATGTTTTCCCCCAGATAAATTGAAGCTTCATTCGGCGTATCAGTATTATTGTTTTAGGAATGATGATATCAAGGTAGATGTAAATGTGATAGTGACCACGGTTAATCAACAAAAAGTATATTGTGTTGATATTGTGCATTAATTTGGTTGGGTGGGTAATGTGACGAAGTTGTTACGAATGGGGTGTAGGAGTTTTTATAGTGTACTTTTGTTAATATCTATGGTAGATTGTGTTACATAGTTTCATAGTTTCCGAGTGGAAGTTGTTTATGGAATTATGTTATATAATAATAAATAAGATAATAAATTAAAGTGCATATGAAGATGAAAAGTATGAAGTTTGGGGTATTGATTGCGTGTATGACATTATTAATGTCAGTGTTGACCAGCGTAAATGTGAGGGGTGATACCAACTATATTAGTGGTTATTTGTATAATAATCACAAGTGGGTAGCCAGCAACACATATATTTTGACTGGATTTACCTATGTGATGAGCAATGCGGTATTGGATATTGAAGCTGGTACTGTTATTCAAGGAACTGCTGGTAGTGGTACTAGTAGTAGTGCGGCAAATGATTTCGGTTGTTTGTTTGTTTGTAGGGGTGGTAAAGTTAATGCTAATGGCACTGCAACCAATCCAATTATTATGACTGCTGCGGTGGATGATGTGAGTGATAGTGGTGATTTACCATTTCCGAGTCGTGGTTTGTGGGGAGGATTGGTAGTATTTGGTAATGCTAGACTAAACAATGCTGGTTGGACTACAAACAATGTAAATTATGAAATTTATGAAGGATTGCCTGATTTGTGTGTAACCAATACTGCTAATGGACAACTTGATTTTATTCATAGATTTGGTGGTAGTGATGATAGTGATAATTCGGGTGTATATCGTTATGTATCAGTAAGACATGGTGGCAAGAAGTTGACTACTGATAAAGAAATCAATGGATGGTCATTGGGTGCGGTTGGTAGGGGTACAACTATGGAGTATTTGGAGGCATATTGTACTGCTGATGATGGATTTGAGTTCTTTGGTGGATGTGTGAATACAAAGTATTTGGTATCAGCGTTTAATGATGATGATGGATTTGATACTGATATGGGGTATAATGGATCAAATCAATTTTGGTTTGGTATTCAAGAACCTACTGCTAAGGACAATGGATCTGAACAAAATGGACAACCACAACCACCTGATGTAAAAGTACCCGGTGCGTTGCCATTGGCTAACTATACTATTCGTAATGCTACATTGATTGGTGCTGGAACCAATACTACAGCTAATGATGCTTTACGTTTTCGTGTAGAAAACAAGGCACGTTGGTACAATAGTATTTTTACTGATTTTGGTGGTGTAAGAGTGCGTATTGATGATGATGGAGTATCTACTCCTGATTTGAAGAACAATATTTTCTGGGGATATAAGACAGGTACCACAGAAGATTATGGTGGTACTTATGTATCTTCCAACAGCAATCCTACTATTGATCCTATGATTGTTAGTATTAGTCGTGCTCAGGATGGCAAGTTGGATCCTACATTAAAGGTTGGTAGTCCAGCTTATACTATTGCACAGACTGATGTGGTTGGATTTGATGTTGTTAATTTTACAGGAGCATTTGGCAGTGATAATTGGGCTCAGGGATGGACGGCATTGAGTGATGAAGGATTTTTTGTTGAATATGTACCCCAAGCAAAGTCTCCAGTATTGAGTGTATCATCTACTGCAACTGCATTGAAGGTTAATTTTGCTTCTGAGTTGGGTAGAACATATACAATTCAAAGCAGTGTAGTACCAAGTCAGTCTGTTGTTGGCACACAGGTTGTGAGTCAGAATATTGTGGGTTATGTTCGTTTGAATCTCAACAAGGGATATAATTTGATTGGTAACCAGCTAAATAATGGTAATAATCTAATTGGCAATGTATTGAATGTACCAGATGGTACTACCGTTTATAAGTTTGATGGTAAGTATTCAGCCAATTCATATGTTGATGGTGCTTGGGATCTACCAACTATGGCATTACCAGTTGGTGAAGGGTTCTTTATCAATGTACCTAGTGCTACTACTATTACATTGATTGGTGAAGTTAGTCAGAACAACAACAAGACATTGGATAATGGAATTAGTTTGTTGTCGGTTCCAATGGCAGTGGGTGGTAGTTTGACTGATGTGGGTGGATTGGTAGCTAATGAGGGAGATGTTGTGTATCAATGGACTGGCACTGGATTTGGTGCTACGGAGTTTGTTGATGGTACTTGGTCTCCATCTGTGCCTAGTGTGAAGGTTGGTGAAGGCTTCTTTTTGAAGGGAAGTGGTCGTAGTTATGTATTGAATGGTAGCAACAACAATAGTTGGAAGGTTGTACAATCAGGTGTGGTGGGTACTGGATCTGAATTGAGTGTAGAAGTGAGTGTTGTTGATAGTGTTGGCTTTATTAGAGTTGTGGTTGAGTGAAGTAGAATAAAGTTATAGATAAGATCCCCGTTGATATTTTATTGACGGGGATTTTTTATTGTGGTAAACTTGGACTAGATTTTATATTTATTAAGATATGACCAAGAATGAACTTAAGCAATTGATCAAAGAAGTGATTGCTGAACAAAATGCACTTACAACACTACAAATTTCTACAGTTGGTGGGGGTACTACACTATTATTATATAGAGGAGATGCTAGACAAACTGAAAGATCATCTGATAAGCATTATAAGACTCCAACACAATTTAAAGATTTGATTGCATCATTGAATACTACAGGTGGTATGACTACTGATGAAGTTATCAAGAATATATTGAAAAAGTTGACCGCAGCAGAATTAAAAGAGTTGGCAAAAGAAAAGATTGTGGTAGTTAATAAAGATCTATCACAATTAGTAAGTGAAGAAGCTAGTACCAAAGAATTACAGAAATTGGGATTTAAGCCTACCAAGAGTGATGTGAATGAAGTACAAGGATATGTATTTAGTCCGATGGAGACTCCAAACAATTGGATATCAACAAATGCTAAGCCCAAGATGAAGAATGGTGTAAAGAAGTGGGTTGTATCAGCAGCTGATTTTCAAAAAGCATTTCCAAATATTCAAATGAAACAATTGCCAACTAACCCAAGTCAATATTCTGATTATTATGTGGTTGACAATGAAGGTGACTTGATTGCTTATTCACAATCAAACATTGGTAGTAGTTTAGATTAATTAGAATATATTTAAAGATCAACCCCACATCAATTAAGGTGTGGGGTTTTTCTATTTATAACAATGATACTATTATTAACTATTGTTGGTTTGATTTGTTGGTGTAGCATATGTGAGTGGTCACTACATAGATTTGTGATGCATAAACCTCCATTTGGATTTACATATGCTTATAATGCTCATACCAAAGTGCATCATAACATATACAAGTATGATGAAACGTACCACGCTCAAGATGGTGATGATGGTAAAAAGATTCCTATGGCTAAGTGGAATGGTTTGGTAATATCTACATTGGCTGGATTACCTATGTTGGTATTTGGATATAAATTATTTTTGTTGACATTTGTGGTTGCTATGTGTTATTATGGAGTTTATGAGTTTATACATTGGTGTATGCATTTACCCAAACAAAGAGGAGTGGAGTATAGATGGTGGTTTGTTAAATTAAATGGACATCATTTGTTGCATCATAGATATATGTACAAGAACTATAATGTGGTATTGCCATTTGCTGATTGGATGTTTGGAACATTGTTATTGAGAAGTCCAATAAAGTTTGGTCAGTGTAAACCAAACTATTGTGTACCAAATGTACAACCCAAATAATTTTTTCTCTATTTATAAGATATGCGACGTATTGTAACCAAAGATAAAAAAGGCAAGAAAAAGTTAGTAAATGTTCCTAGTTGGGATGAAATTTATGTCAACAACCAATTGGGTCAACCAGCATATGATGTGAGTATTAGTAGTAATGGATCTGGATCATTGGCTAATTAATATTACATAACGAATATATCGCCTACACTAGCTCCTAAAACATCTTCAATTAGATATGGTATTGTATTTGCAATACTATCTAATTTTTCTTGTGCTTCAGTTAAGTTTTGTGTAGTTGCGATAGTTTTGCTACCGTAAGGACCAAATCCTACCAAAAGATTTTTTGTAAGTGGATTGAATGTAATTTTACCGTCTTTTAAATACTGTACAAACAGTTCATAATAAAATTCGTAATATCTACGAGATAGTTTGCCTTCTCTTGCACTACGCATTGTACCGATGTGATTAAACAATCTACCTTTTGCTAAATCAAATGTTCTTGATTTTTTATAATCATTGTTGCCGTATCTTGTGTTTTCTTTGCTTTTACCGTAAATCTTTAATAGTTCATTAAATTCATTATCTATCCATTTTGTATAGTCTTGAAATTGAGGAGTTCTATTCATTACGTGTCCTACTCTATGAATTATAGTCCAAGCAGTCATTGGAATTTTATCAGCAGCAGTATTACCCACAAAGAAAACGGTGATGTTATCTTTATTTATTTCTATTTTATTAGGATCTATGCCCAATCCTTCTGGATATGGTTTTACAATAAAATCGTAGGGTACTTTGCCTTTTTCACTAAATTTTCTGAGACCTGGTTTATTAACAAAATAAAAGTCAAAGTCAACAGATGTATTTTTCAACATATCTTTGACTTTTTGAATTGTTACAGGATGATTTAAAGCTGCTCGATCTCTTGGATCTTTGTATGAAGCGCCTTTGTCAAATCCGCCTATGGCTGTGTATGTGCCTAGTGGCGTTTCGTTTAGTATGTCTTTTAATTTGATCATATGTGTTCTATGTTGATAATGTTTGATGGGGGAATTGGTTCATATGAAATATATTCATAATCAGCTAATGTAGAAAATACTCTTAAATTTGAAATGTCAATGGTTAACAATACAAATTCTACATCTTCATCATATCTTTCCCCATACCAATTTTCAAATGCTTCTTCCGCTCCTTCTTTAGTCTTAAACAAATATACGCCTTCTTCTTCTGTAGGCATATCTTTTGGAACAAACGGCTTTAATCCTTCTCTTTTTATACTATTTAAATTAGATAACTTAGTAAAATGATAAGCAACATCATCACTCTTAATCTCAGTTAGTATATCTTTTAGTTTTATCATATTATTTAAAAAATAATCTATAGTCTGTTAATGATGAATACTCTATTGATTTTGTGATATTATTTAATATGTAGTTATTAATAAAATATTCACATAATCCACATCCCAATATCCATTCCCACATTTTATGTAAAATTATTTTATTATCATTTAATTGGTACATAAAAAATGCTTCTGTATAATCACCATTAACCAATGTTATTATTGTATAATCTCCAACGGTATATTCATAAATATCGAATTTTTCAAAAGTTCCTATTTTTCTAGCAACTTCTTTTACGCCTATTGTAAACAAATAAGTACCACTAAAACTATTTAGTTTATTAGGATCAAAATCAAGTGGAGATATTTTAAGAGGCGTTTCAAATAAAGATACTAGATCTTTATGAGAAGATTCAAATACTTCACACAAAGTAATCATAGATTTATAAAGTATCTTCCTGAAGGCCCACTATATTTGAATCGGGTAATTGGTAGAGCTATATTTAGATTTTCTTTAATATGTGGAAAAGTACCTTTCTTCACATAAGCAAGTGTTGCGTGTGCATTATATGTAGGATATTTATCTTCGTTTTTATATCCGTCACATCGTTTTCTCAATTCCATCAGTGTTTCATTTGGTTCAACCTCAAATTTAACCACATCAAATTTATCATTTTCAAACAAGTTGAGTGCTTTTAATTTAATGTTAAATGGTTCCATACCGTTTAGAATTCTAGCCACATCAACTTTCATCAGATCAGGAGAAAATCCGTACTTTAGTGTACAATGAAAGTCTTGATCTGTATGACCGTAACTTGGATCGTTTGGATCTGTGTATAGATTTTTTACAGGTATTAATCTTTTAGCTAGATTAACCATTTTATAACCATAATCTATTGGAGGTAATGCCATTAAACAACCATATTCAACTATTCTATTTTCTGAAAGTATCATATCTTATAAATATACCACGAACAAAGATACAAATCAAGAAAGTACTTGACTTTGTTTGGGGTAACTGTTAATATGAATTATATGACTATTGAAAAGACTTTTAAACTAACAATTAAAGACACTGCATATTTTCTAACTGAACAAGAAGTTTCAACTTTGTATGAACAGTGTCGTCAAGCACTAAATATTAGTGTGACCAATCCTAGTTGGCCTACTTATCCAAACACATATTGTGGAGATGTGCCTTTTG